TACGCCAGAGTTGGCCAATGTTAAAATACAAGATGCGTTTGCAGAACCGTCGAATGTGACCGAGCCTGTTGCTGCTCCCGAATAGCTAATTGTTCGGGCTGTTTGCCATTTTGAAGCTGTTGCAGCATTTCCAGAAAAGCCACCTGAAGTGCTAAGAACACCAGAGCCATTTAAACTTAATAAATCTGTAAATGTATCGCTAGCATCTGCACTAATTTCAAGTTTATTACCGCTTACAATGCGAAAAACTCTATCTTTAGCAATTGCAAGGACACCACCAGATCCTTGCTTTTTTACAAAGCCAATGTCTTTATCAATACCTACAGTTAAAACTGTATTATCTGAAGTAAGTTGCACACTGCCAGATACACTTCCACCAGTTTTGGCAAATTTTTCATCTTGAAGTTTTTTTCCCTGATTCGCAGTTAGTGGTTTAGAAGCATCATCAGTTACTAAATTATCAATGAGTTCGTTACGTCGAATGTAGTTGTTGTTGACCCATTCGCGAGCTGCATAAATGAGTGAATCATCAAGATACATTGCAATGACTTCAGCATTTTGAATATTGATAATAATCTTAATCGCAATTTCACGTGCGCCACCTTCATCTGCCATTGGCTTATAGGTGGGTGGGTAGCTGGCATTGACGACCATAGTCGTACCTGCATATAACCCCAATTCACGAATAAAAAAACCACCAATACTGGAAGGAATAATGGCTTCGCATACGATCTGATTCGTATTATTAGGATTAATTTCAACGACATTTAATGCGATACGAGCTTTTTCGTTGACTAAAGTAGTTCGGGTTTCGAGCGGTGTCGGAACAGATCCGTTGCCATCGCCGACAGCAATGTGTGAATATTCGATTTTATTATTGACTGTGGCATTAGCAATCAGTGCTTTGCCGTTATTAGTCAAAATACCTTTATATGTTGCTGCCATAGTTTACTCGACAAAAATAGTGACTGTTTCCGCACCGTGGCATCCAACGGCTACACGGGGAATACAAAGTGGTTGAACATTAATAATGAGGTTGGTGAGATGACGTGATGCTGGTTTTGCATCTTTAACCAGTCGATTGACTTCAGCATAGGTCGCATCTGTTAGCTCAAGGCCAT